AAGAGTTCCCTGCTTACGATCTACAAATATCCCTGCAGGCTGCATACCTATAATGCTCACCTGCCCTAGTAAAATCTGACATAATAAAAGCATCACTGGTGGCCGACAACACCTAACACCAAAGGACTGAAAATGGCCACCAGCACTACCACCTATCTCACAAACCCAACAGTGACCCTCAACCCTGCTACAGGTGGCTCCGTTGTTGATCTAACAACGCTCTGCTCATCTGCCACATTGACCGTTGGCTACGACTCGCTTGAGTCCACCAGCTTTGGCGATGCAGGCCATGTCTTTGTAAAAGGCTTGCAAGCCGTAGAGGTCACTCTGACGCTTTACGCTGCATACGGCGCTTCATCTGTTGAAGCCACATTGTTTGCTGCAGTTGGTTCAGGCACATCAGTGCTAGTCATTTCTCCTGCAGGTGCTACCGAGTCAGCGTCTAACCCTGAGTACACCATCACAAACGCCATGTTGTCATCGTTTACACCAATCACAGGCTCCTACGGTGAGCTGTCAATGATTGACGTAACTTTCACCGGTGGCACATTCGCACGCGACATTACATCGCCCTAATCTCTAAACAGAAAGCAGACCCGACATGCAACTAACCATGCTCGTAAACATCGGCTCGGGTGACTACACAGTCACAACGAACCTCTACACAATCGTTATGTGGGAGCGCAAATACAAGCGCAAAATTAGCCAGATACAAGAAGGTGGCCTCGGTATTGAGGACTTGGCATACATGGCTCATGAGGCAAGCAAACAGCAAGGTGCAGTGACTGTGCCTCTTATGCTTGACGACTTCATAAAGCAGCTGGTGAATCTTGAGGTGATTGAGCAACCAGACGCAAACCCTACCGAGGTGGCACCTACCGACATTCCCTAGCAACACTGCTAGTCGAGTGTGGCTGGTGGCCACCACAAATAGAGTTTGACGTACCCGACCTGAACACCTGCATTAGTATCATCAATGAGCAGAGGAAAAAGGCCAAATGAGCGTTACAGCAAGCACCGAGATTTACGGCCTGAAGGCAGCGTTGGCTGAACTGCAAAAGATTGACAGTAAAACCAAGTTCAAAGCTGTGAACCAGATCAAGGCCAGTGGTGCTGAGATGGTGAGTCGCGTCTCAATGACTTACCCTGCACAGCCACCCCTATCAGGTATGGCACCCTCTAAAAAGGGCACAGGTCGCCTTTCGTATGACCCTAAGAAAGTGCGCAAGGGTGTAACAATTCAGGTGGGTGGCCGTAGCCAGCGTGGCTCATCGCCTCTTGTGACGTTGCTACAAAAAGATGCTGCCGGTGCAATCTTTGACATGGCAGGTTTGCGTGGCGACACAGGCCAATTCTCTGCGTACCTCACCACGGCATACGGCCCTGCCCAGCGTGGCATGTGGCGTGAGCGTGAATACATTTATGGCCAAGCCACTAAAGACATTTTGCAGGCCATTGAGCAAGTGCTCAACCAAGTAAATAGAACGCTAGGCAAATAATGGCTGTTTACATTCCCATTGTTTCGGAGTTCAACTCTAAAGGTATTGACAAAGCCATCAACGAATTCAAGAGTCTTGAAGGCGCTGGCAAGAAAGCGCAATTTGCCATCAAGAAAGCAGCAGCACCTGCAGCAGCAGCGTTGGCTGGTTTAGCCGTTGTTTTAGGTGATGCAGTATCAGGCGCTATTGAGGACGCTGCAGCGCAGGACAAACTTGCGACTAGCCTTGAAAAAACCACTGGTGCTAACGACGCTCAAATCGCCAGCGTCGAGGATTGGATTACTAAGCAAGGCAAACTTCTTGGTTTTTCAGACGACAAACTAAGACCAGCATTTGACAGGCTTGCCAGGGCAACAGGTGACGTCACCGAAGCTCAAAAATTGGCTGAACAGGCCATGGACATCAGCGTGGCTACAGGCAAACCACTAGAAAGTGTGGTCGGAGCGTTAGAGAAAGCCTATGGAGGCAACCTCAAAGCCCTTCAGAAACTTGCACCCGAGTACCGACAGATGATCGAGGACGGCGCATCGTTTGAGGACGTTATGTACGCACTTTCCCAGACCACTGGTGGCGCAGCTGCAAAAGCAGCCGAAACCACGGCAGGCAAATTTGCTCGACTCAAAATTGGTTTTGACGAAACAAAAGAATCTATTGGTGCAGCCTTGTTGCCAGCCATTGAGAAGGTGTTGCCGTATCTCCAATCCTTTGCGACATGGGCACAAGATAACCCACAAACATTCATGATTATCGCTGGCGCTTTAGCAGCAATTGCAGCGTCCATTGTGGCAATCAACATTGCCATGGCTCTCAACCCAATCGGGCTAATCGTTATTGGCGTTGGTCTGCTAATTGCTGGTCTTGCCATTGCCTACACAAAGTTTGAAGGGTTCAGAAACGTTGTTGATACCGTGTTTGGGTTCCTCAAGTTCTACATTACGGACATCATTGTTCCAGCAATAAAAATCTGGATAGAGGTATTCAAGAAAGTATTTGAGTACATCAAGTTTGGCGTTCAAAAGATTGTCATTCCGTATGTGGAAACTATGGTCACAGTGTTCAAAACTGTGTTCAACTCCATCGCTAGTCTATGGAACAGCACCATTGGCAAATTGTCTTTTACGGTTCCGTCTTGGGTGCCTGGTATTGGTGGCAAAGGCTTTGACGTTCCTGACATTCCGATGTTGGCTGCAGGTGGCATCGTCACTGGCCCGACGCTGGCGATGATTGGTGAGGCAGGCCCAGAGGCTGTAATCCCTCTTGATCGTATGGGGCAAATGGGTGGTGGCAACAATGTGACTATCAATGTGAACGGTGGCGACCCTCAAAGCGTGGTAAATGCTTTGCGTACTTACATGAGGCAAAACGGTTCTGTACCTATCCGTGTGAGCAACATTTTTTAGTCATGGCTTTACAGACCTACACGGTGTATTACTCGACAGACCCTGTCGGTGTCGGTTGGACTGCCCTTACTAATGTGCAAAACATTCAATTCAGCATTGGTCGGCAGGCACAGTTAGATCAGGTGAAGTCGGGTGTCGGCACTATTGAGATGCGCTATCCAACTGGCTATGCGTCACCAATCACTGCCTTAGTTGCTGGTACATACATCAAGATTGAAAACACCACTGGTGTGGGTACGCCACGCATTATTTGGGTTGGTTTTGTTTCTGATGTTACGGCGCAATACGGCATTCCCTATGCCGGTGGGGTTGGTCAGGCTGATTATTTGACAATAGGCATTGAGGGTGGTTTTGCTCGTTTTGGCCGTATGCAAGGCAACAGTTACGCAATGGCAGCAGACACGGTTGCTAACCAATTGACTGCTGCAAACACACAAACAGGGCTAACGCTTTCGTGGACTGGCACAACTGGTTCACCAGCGATGGCTGCAACCACGGTTAGTAGCACTTGGGGCGATTGGGTGGCAAGAGTCTGTCAGACCACCAATGCACGCATTAGGGAGTTTGGCAATGCCACAACCCTTGTGAGTCCGTTCAACTCAAATGTCAGCACAATCAACTTTTCCGATGTGGCTAATAACTCGACTAATCAGGTGTACAACCAGATCAACTTTGACAGCCTGGCCGACAACTTCTACACACAGGTCACGGTTACCCCTGAGTCGTTTGGAGCTGCGACTGTCACGAAGTCGGGCGCTGCTGTTCCGTATCGGGCGTATCAAACAAACACGCTCAATGCGAGCACAAGTCAAGCCACTGATTACGGCAACTATTTGCTAGGTAACTACGGCACTGCGCGTTTCGCTATTAGTTCTTTTACTTGTAGTGCTGAGGCACAGGCTGATTTTCAGTTAGACACAATTGGTGCTTCTAGTTCAATTATTTTGTCGGCTGGTACTCAGGTTGGTGTGACTTTCCGTGGCACTACTTACCAGTGTTTGATTGAGGGTGTGAAGGTGTCGGCTACCCCTGCCGGTGCTTCATACACTTATTTTGTGTCGGGTGCTGATCTAAACGCCTACTTGCTTTTGAATAATGCGACTTTCGGCACGCTCGATTACAACAAGTTAGGATACTAAACATGGCTATAAAGACTTTTACGACTGGTGAGGTGCTCACAGCGAGCGACACCAATACCTACCTAGCCAACTCTGGGCTGGTGTATGTCGCCAGCACCACATTTAGCGCTTCTACTGGTGTTGAGGTGTCTAACTGTTTCAGCAGCACTTACGACAACTACAAAATTCTTATTACTTACTACGGAAGTAGTGCCTCAAATACGGCTTGGCAAATGATGACAGGCACAAACACCAAAGACACTGGCAGTGTTTATTACAGGTTTGGCTACTATTGGCAAAGTTCTATTGTCACTTTGAACGGTGGCCCAAATACCAGCGACTTTATTACTAACCACGGAACTACATCGTCTATTTTTAGCGCAGCCGAAATCACCTGTTTTCGACCAAATGTCTCAGGTGTTCGCACGACTTCTTTTATTCAGGCATATGATGCTGCTTCGTCGTTGGTTATTACCACAACAGAAACTGTGGCAACAACTACGGCTTACACAGGGTTTTATGTTTTCCCTGCAGCAGGCAACATCACAGGAACAATTACCGTATACGGATACAGAAAACCATGAGCGACCCAAAACCCACTATTCACCAATACGACTGCCTAACAGGCGAAACAACTGAAAGAGAGATGACCGATGAGGAAATTGCTTCTATCCCTGACGCTGTTGAGTTCCCTAGCCCTGAGTAGTTGCTCAGACCGTACAAGAGTGAATTGCGAACGCATCAAAAACAAAGCCCCCGAAACCATCGGAACACAAACACAAATAGGAGGAGGCCGCTGTGCGTAAAGAAAGAATGACCAACGAGGAAATCAAAGCACGCATTATTCTGTTTGTTGCAGCTGGACTCACGCTCTCATTTGTGATGGCTATTGCATCACTGATCTACGGCCTGTTGTTTGTCACTCAACCACTTGACCAAGCACCCAATGATGCTGAAGCATGGGCAGTTCTCTCACCAATGCTTATGACCCTTGCCGGTGGCCTTATCGGTGTACTCGCAGGCAACGGATTGAAAGACAAACCGAAAGACCCACCAACACCATGACACGCAAATACCCCTACTATCCAGTGACCGAGCCAGGCAAAGGCAAACTGCCAGGCACCGAGAAATTCATGGATTTATGCAAACGGCGCTACCCATCATTTACCAATCTGGGCACATGGGTAGTGCGCAACATGCGAGGCAAAAAAACCTTGAGTGTGCACTCGCTCGGAGTTGCTGGT